CGCAAATACTTTGAACGCAAAGAAGGTGGCAACCTACAAGCCCCAATTAAGGGTGGAACCAACCCAAGAAGGGTATCTTTTGCTGCTCGCTTTGGTGGGATGGCTGGTCCTTTAGTAGATGAGAAAGGCAGACCAACTCGCTTAAAGAAAGCGTTGCAAGCCTGGGGATTCGGTAGCAAAGAGGCAGCTCGTAACTTTGCAAATAGACACAAAAAGGATTGATATGGCTGAAATGACAGAATTATCCCCAGCTGAAGAAAAATCATTTCTATCTTGGATAAAAGGTACTGAATGGTTTAAAGAGTACGTCAAAGAATATGATGAGGCTCCAGACCTAGATACAGCGGATTACGACTATCGAGCTGCTTGGAAGGCTGGCATTAGACCAGAAAGAGACCCATACGATAAAAATAAATTCCATTGGCCATCATCTGATGAGGGTGGAAAGATGTTGAAATCTGAAAGCCACCCAACAGCATGGAAAGAATATTTCATGCGTGAAACAGGAAAAAATCCTGACGAGGTTGGCATAACAAAAGCAGATTACGAGAGGCTTGAAAAAGCTGGAAGATTAAGAGGTAGAACAATGTTAATGGATTCGGAGATTGAATAATGGCTGAAATGATGAGATTAAAACCCGAAGACATCCTCAAGCGCCACGATATTGCGTTGCGTAAGAAAGAGGATTTTAGAGACTTATACGATGAGGCATATGAGTTTGCTCTGCCACAACGTAATCTCTATGACGGCTATTACGAAGGTAAGGTTGGCGGTGCTAAGAAGATGAATCGTGTGTTTGATGCAACCGCTATTAATTCGACTCAGCGCTTTGCCAACCGCCTACAATCAGGAATATTCCCACCACAGCGTAAATGGTGCAGATTAGAAACTGGACCAGATATTCCAGAAGACCGCAAGGCAGAAGCCTCAGCAGCTCTTGATATCTATGCAGACAAGATGTTTGCAACTCTCAAGCAGTCTAACTTTGACATTGCGATGGGTGAGTTCTTGCTTGACCTAGCAGTTGGTACAGCGGTAATGATGGTTCAGCCTGGTGATGACACATCCCCAATCAACTTCATTCCTGTGCCACAGTTCTTGGTTGCCTTTGAAGAGGGCGCTAATGGTCAGGTAGACAATGTATACAGACGTATGCGTATTAAGGGTGAGGCAATCATTCAGCAATGGAGAGATGCCACAATCCCATCCGATCTACAGCAGAAGATTGACCAAAAGCCAACAGAAGACTTTGAGTTGATTGAGGCTACAGTATTTGATCCAAAGCGTGGTGACTTTTGCTATCACGTTATCCACAAAGAATCTAAGCAAGAGCTGGTCTATCGCAGACTCAAGAAGAGTCCTTGGGTAGTCAGTCGCTATATGAAGGTGGCCGGTGAGATATATGGCAGAGGCCCATTGATTACTGCGTTGCCTGATATCAAGACATTGAACAAAACACTAGAGCTAGTATTGAAGAATGCATCTTTAGCTATATCTGGTGTGTATACAGCTGCTGACGATGGAGTTCTTAACCCAGCAACTGTCAAGATTATCCCAGGAGCAATCATCCCTGTAGCCAGAAACGGAGGCCCACAGGGAGAGTCACTAAAGCCATTGCCACGAGCTGGTGACTTTAATGTGGCTCAGATTATCATGGGAGACCTACGAGGGAACATCAAGCGCATACTACTAGACGAGAGTTTGCCTCCCGATAATATGTCTGCTCGCTCCGCAACAGAAGTCGTAGAGCGCATGAAGGAGTTGAGTCAGAACCTCGGATCCGCATTTGGCCGATTGATTAACGAGACCATGATTCCGCTTGTATCTAAGATACTGCAAGTAATGGATGACAGAGGCATTATCGATATGCCTTTGCGTGTGAATGGTCTAGAAGTTAAGGTAGCGCCAGTTGCCCCATTAGCTATGGCTCAGAATATGGAAGACGTAACCAACGTCATGCAGTTCGTGCAGATGGCTCAAGGCTTTGGACCAGAGGGTCAGGCAACACCTAAGATGGGCGAGATTACAGACTACGTTGCAGACAAGTTAGGCATCCCAACAAGGTTGCGTAATGACTCAGCAGAGCGCCAATACAATCTCCAGCAGATTGCTCAACAGGCAGCTCAGGTTGCCGAACAAAACCCAGAGGCTGTACCCGAAATGCTGAAAATGGCTGGAGGCTAATAGATGAATGTTGACGGATGGGCTGGCTTAGAAAGTGTAGTTACAGATATTCGTGATGTTGACCAATCAGTAGAAGACCTAAACAAATTATGCCTCCGAGTTCTCAGCTCAGAGGATGGCGAAAAACTAATGAAGTGGTTAAGAGCCACTTTGTTAGAGCAGCCAGTTGCCTTGCCTGGCGCTGATCCTAGTTATGCTTTTTATCGAGAAGGACAAAACAGCGTGATTCGGGATCTTGAAGCAAGGATTAATAAAGCGAGGAAAATGTAAAAATGGAAACTACCGAAGCAGTCCAGCCCACAGAGGATGGTGGCCTACTGGACTCAGTAACAACTGAGGACAGCCAAGGTACAGAGCAGCAAAACCCAGAAGCATCACAGATATCTCATTTAGCAGAGCAAGAGGATGACACTCCGCTAGATCGGCCTGATTGGTGGCCTGAGAACTTTTGGAAGAAAGACGATGCAGCCCCCGATCTTGAGGGCATAGCAAAATCGTGGATGGACTTGCGTAAGCAGATATCGCAAGGCAAACACAAGGCTCCAGCAGATGGCAAATACGATGCATCCGCATTTGGTGCAATTCCAGAGAATGACCCAGTTCGTAGCCACGTCTTGGATTGGGCTAAGGAAAATGGGATATCGCAACTCGCCTTAGATAGTTTGGTTGGCAAAGTGGTTGGCATGAGTGCAGAGAAAGTAGAAACTGTCACTAGATCACTTGCTGAAGAAAAGGCAGCTCTTGGTCCTAACGCAGATGTCATTATTAAAGGAATGACAGATTGGGCTAGAGGCCTTGTAAACAAAGGGGTTTGGGGTAAAGATGACTTTGAAGAGTTTAAGTACATGGGCGGTACAGCCAAGGGCTTAAAGGCTTTGATGAAATTGCGTGAGACTTATGAAGGCTCTCGTATCCCCACCGAGTCAGTACCCATTGAAGGTGCGCCATCAAAAGATGAGTTGTACCAGATGGTTGGTGATCCTAAGTACAAGACAGATCCAGCCTACCGAGCCAAAGTTGAGCGAATGTTTGCTCAGAATTTCGGCTAAAATAAGGAATCTCCTCACGAGAGTGACCCTCCCCCCGGTGCAGTTTGCCGGGGGTTTTTTCATCAACATTTAGTAAAAATTAAAAATATGCAACTAGATGTTGTATTTTTTCTACATTTCTGCTAGAAACTCATTAAGGCATACCATTTAATTGGCCCTTGATGCAGATTAATCTGACGATTGGCTACCGCAAGTAGCAAGCGTAGGCCCTGGCAACAGGCACACCAAAGCAAAAACCCAATTTATTTTTTTACCTTTTAGGAGAAATACATGAGCATTTCATTATCTAATGCCTTTGTAACTCTATTTGATGCTGAGGTAAAACAGGCTTTCCAGGGCAAGGCTATGCTGGTAGGTGCTGTTCGTCAGCGCAAAGGAGTTGAAGGTTCTACTGTTAAGTTTCCAAAGGTTGGCCGTGGAGTAGCTACCCCACGCATTGCACAATCTGACGTAACTCCATTAAACGTTGGTTTTAGTAGCGTAACTTGCACATTGCAAGACTGGAATGCTGCTGAATACAGCGATATCTTTACCCAAGCTAAAGTCAATTTTGATGAGCGCCAAGAGTTGGTACAAGTTTTGTCCAATGCTATCGGCCGCCGTCAAGACCAGTTGATTCTTGATGCGTTGTCTACTTCTAGCACTTCATTGACTGTTGCTAATAGCGTTGGTGGTGCTAACACCAACATGAACGTAGCAAAGTTACGCGAAGCCAAGAAGTTGTTGGATAAAAACAACGTTCCTCCAGAGGGCCGTCACATTATCCTCCACGCAAATGGTTTGGCATCCTTGTTGTCTGAGACCGCAGTAACCAGCTCTGACTTCAATACTGTTAAAGCACTTGTTGCTGGCGAAATCAATACGTTCTTAGGCTTTACTTTCCACATCCTCGGTGACCGTTCTGAAGGTGGTTTAGCAATTGACGGTTCCAATGACCGTACTTGTTTTGCATTCCACAAAGATGCACTAGGCTATGCAGAAGGTATTGCCCCACGCACCGAAATTAATTACATCCCTGAGAAGACCTCGTTCCTCGTGAACAGCATTTTCTCCGCTGGTGCAATTACCATCGATGCTGAAGGTATTGTCCAAATCACCGCTCGCGAAGCATAATTTAAGGAGAGACTGAAATGGCATATTCTGCTGATGGTTTAGTAACCGTATGTGCATCGAAGGCTGGTAATGCTCCATCGATGTATTTGTATAAAACCGCTGACACGCAAGCAACTGTAAATACCTCTGGGTATTTCAATGCAATCTCGTCAATGGTTAAAATTGGTGACATCATTTTTGTTTACGACACCACAACCCCATCTTTAGTACTGACTTATGTTCGTGCTAATAGTGCTGCTGGTGTAGTTG